AGGTGACCGCCCAACCCCAACTTTTTACGGGCACGACGCGCCTTCGCATCCCCTTTAGTCCGATTTCTACGACCGCGAGCGGCAGGATCGGCACACCCTCTAATTCGGCGTACGCCACGACGGTCGGGTCGTCCCAAAGTGCCAAACAGCGGGCAGTTGTCCAGGGTACATCGGTCCTTATTGCCTTGACATTCCCCTTTGCGTTCATCGGTCACGACACCCTCGCGTCAAGGATGTCGATGCACTGTGACGCCTCACCCTGAGTCAACTGTTCCAACTTGGTAATCGGACGGTTGATGAGATCGGCACACACCTCAGTCTTTTCAGTGAACGACGAGATACCTTTGGCGTTCAGTAGCGCACGAATCTTGCCGAGCTGCGGTTTCGTTGCCGGCTCACCAGGGTTCTTCGGCGTCGGATTGTCGGGCTTGGATTCGGCAACCACCCTGACCTGTTCCCCGAACACGTGCTTCACATCTTCGATGGTGGCAGGTTTGACTTCTGCTTGTTTGAAAGCGTCCCGCAACTTCGGTGCATCCGCATCGGTCACCGCAGCCAAGTCAACACCGGCAGCTTTCGCTACGTCGTCGGGGTTGATGCCTTTCTTTTCGCAGGCGTCACGAAACTTGGTGACGAAATCTTGCGACACCGGTTTCGGTTCGGCAGGCTTACGAGGTGCAGCCTGCTGTTCTTCCCACTCAGACTTCGACCACAGGCTCAGGCTGATACCGAATCGCATCGCTGCGTTGCGCAGGAAGTCACCAATCAGTTCTTTGTCCAGGTCTGGTTTGTCGTGGCGGGCTGAGCCGACACCGAGACGGGTTTGACCTAGCACGGTGAGTTTGCCCCACATGACAGCCATACCGTTCACTGTTGCGATAGCGGGCCGTCCGTCGGTTGTCCATGCCACCGGCTCCCATGACCAGTTCGGGTCCACTTCAATCAGAATCTTGGTGATCTCAGCGTGCCCTACGAAGTCGAGGGTGATGCCACCGCGAGGTAGTTTGCCGACGATGGACGGGTCGGGTACACCGTATTTGGTGAGGATGTCTTGCAGGTTCATTGGTTCTCCTTGTTGATTTGGTTGTTGATTTCTTCAATTACATCTGGACGGTTCGCCGCCAACCATTGCCACGCAAGTTTGCGTTTGGTTTGCAACCGCTGATTTGCCCGCTTCTGTTTAGCCTTACCTGCGGGTGTGTCATAGTAAGCCTTGTTGTACGTGGTCACTTGTTCACCCTGAACGTGCGTACCGGAGTTGTCTTGCGATACTTGTCCCACAACGCGGGATGTTCTTTCTGGAACTTTTTGGAGTCAAACGATTCACGTTGACTGGTTTTCCAGGTACACACCAACTCGTCTTGAATCAGACCGTACTCTGCGTCACCGAGAATGGCGCACAGTTCTGCTTTGCAAGCATCCTCAGCTGCTTCAGCCGACTTGATCTGCTCTTTGGCAAGCAGTAGTCGCTCGATGGTGGCAAGTGCCGACATCGGCAGTTCCACTTCTTTGCTTTTTTCACCTTCGGGGTGACGTTCCTGGACGTGCCGGTATTCGACGACGGCATCATCAGGGTAGATGCCCATGTCGATAGCGGCCAAGAACCTGCGACATGCTTCAATGTGGGTTTGTTTCTCGTCGCTTGACACCGGCTGAACATGGAAATGCAGGTCGAGAGTGGAGTCGAAGATAATCCACGTGATCTCTGAGACTCCGGTGCAGATGGCTTGTTGGACGCCTTGCCAATACCAGTAGTCGGGGAGTTCGCCACGCCAAATCTTGTTCGTTGTCTTTTGCTCGAACACCCTGCCGTCTTGACTCATTGAGTCGATGGTGGCGATTAGGCGTACACCTGGCTCGTCCCAACGGTAGAGGGTGTCGGGTTCGGTGAGTGGGTGACCGAGCAGTTTTGCTGCCCATTCGCGGATCGGTGCTTCCAGTGTGGTGCCTCGCAGCATTGCAGAGTTCGGCTCTTTGGGTTGCGGTGGCGTTTCGGAGAGCAGTTCGTTGGCGAGGTCTGCCATTGTGATGAACGGATGTTGGCCGTGGACTGCGGCGCACGCTGAGGCTGCGATGCGGGCTTCGCCGTTGTCGTTGCGCCAGCGGACTTCAAGCCAAGCTTGTGATCCGTGTTCGGGTTTCGGTATTTGTGTAAGCATTGCTTATCCCCTTTTGGTTGTTGTTGCTTATCACCTTACAGGTGGGGTGCTACGAAGTCAAACACCAATCAGGTTCACCGAGGGTGACGACTCGTTGCACCATCCCCAACGGGATGTGGGTCACCATACCTACGCTGTCGAGTTCCGGTTCTTCTTCAGGACACCACGAACAAGTTACCGACAAGTAACCTTCGAGTAGGTCGGGCCACAGCCAGCCGACCGACACCACATGTTGCGGTTTCGGTGCGTAATCTTTCGTGTGAATCCACCCGTTCGATGAGTCAAATGCGTCAATCCAATGGATTGCCACAAGCGACCACGGGCAGGTGGACATCGGTTACCACTTCTCGGCTTTACGATCCGCAGAAAAAATTGGGGCGTGGAACGTGATGTTGTGCTTCGGTGTCACCACAGCCAACGCCTGCTGCGGTTGCTCGAACTGGAAGTTGTTGATGAACGCATACTCGTCATACCCTTTCAAGCTGCCGTTGACAACCAGATGTGGTGATGGCAGGTATTGGTGCCAGTGTCCGATCCAAAGTGTTGAGAAGTCTTGTCCGGTGGTGAGATACCGTTGCGCTTTGCGTGCCCGCATCCGCATAATCGGCGGATAGATACCACCGATACCGCCACCGCCTGATACCTGGTCGCCGTGGCTCAACAGATGGTTCCATTCGTAGATGGACACGAGAGCATCGGTACCTTCGGGGATGTCAAAGGTGACCCGTTTGTCTTTCGCAAAATGTTTCTCCACCATCTTGCCGAGCAGCCAATCGAAGTTTGTTTTGGCTCGCAGTTTCATGCGCGGCTTACGAGACATACGCCCGTGGTTACCGATTACGACCGGCACATGCACCTTGCCGAACTCTGACACCAACACTTCAACAGCGGCAGCTATCTGTTCCGACCAGAACAGTACCGACCCGATCATCGAATCTTCGTTGGTTTGGGCTAGTTCTTCGTGGATGTCACCGGAGAAAATGTCGCCACCCAACATGAGTACCGCACCGTCGTAGTCCACACCTGCAAGATAGTGGCGGGCGATGTTGACCGTGTTGGTGGCCCATTTGTGCAGGCGCATGACGGCTATCTCACGGTTGTAGGCGTTCAACCCTTCCACCTCGTCTGGGTTGACTACTTCATCGAAGTGGGTGTCTGACAGCATCAGTAGCAGGGTCGCTGCCGATGACTTCGGTTTGGCGGGGGTCATCCACTTCGGGGGTTCCAGGTGTGCTTGTTCCACCGATGACACGATAGATAGGGCACGGTTCGCTTTGTCCAAATCCTCGCGGATACGGGTCAGTTCTTTTGTGGCGATGTCGCGTTCGCGTCTCGCTTTGATGAGGTCGGCTTTGGCGAGTGCTTCGTTCTCGTCAGCGAACTGGTCTTTGAGGCTCATGTGCCCGTCCTGAACTGGCACAGCCAACCTGATGACACGCTGACACCGCGAGCGCGTAGCACTCGACGTATCGCGTTCTGGTTGATAGTCGGATCGTTTATCGCTTCCATCAACTCCTCAAAGTCTTCCTCCGAAAGTTTGGCTTTCAGTTCGTCAATCTTGGTGGCGTAGGTGCGTGGCCGTGCGTCGGCGTTGATTTCGTCCATCAGCCCCATGTTGATTCCCCTGTCTTGAAGCGCTTATGCAACTGGTCAAAGATGCGGTCGACATCGGATTCGTCTTGGCGTTGCTTTTCCATCGCCATCTTCAAACAGCCGATGTATCCGGCGGCGTCCCGAAGATTGTCGGGTACGTTCAGACCGTTCTGTAGTTCATTGGCGAACCGTGAGAACTTCACGCAGATCATAAACAGGATGCCTTCTTCTGCGCTCAGGTTGATTCCGGTGATGGATCGGAAGATGTCGACTGTGCGCGAATAGTCCTCTAGCGGGTGGTCGTAATCGTTTTGGCGTTGACCGGTGATGAGGTTGTATGCCTCAATCAGTATCTCGGCGCCTGCGGTTGCTGGTTCCATGTTTCCCCTTTACGAGTTGTTCTGTTTTCTCAATCAGGTTCCACAGCTCGTCTTGATCCCCGACGCCTGGGTAGACCTTCCTAAGAAACTTGGCTAGTTGTTTCAACTCCATCTTGGTGTACTGTTCGCCCATTGTCAAGCATCCCCTCCGATGCGTGTGACTCTATGTGACTGGTGAGCCGTTCGTCAACTCGGTCAACTTTATGTTCGATACGGTTCTGGGACTTGTAGAGCATGGTGAGAAGACCCCGAACATAGGCGTGATCGTCGTGGTTTTCTTTGCGGAACTTGTTGATTACCGCGACAATGATTCCACCAACAGCCGTAATGGTAGCAACGATGATGCTTGCGGTGGCCATGTCCATTTCAAATCGGTTTCACCTTAGCAAAAGCAGCCTTCACTGCCTGTGGTGAGTCCGCCATTTTGGGTGAGATTTCCACGTGTATCCAGTCGCCACCTGGGGCGCCGGTAATGGTGTGGCGTGTGTACTTGGTCCATGCTTGACGGTCGCAGCGGTAGCCACGCCCATACGGTGCGGGGAAATAGTCCAAAATCATTTCAACACCGAGTTCTTCGTTGTTGGCTACGAGAAGTTTGATTAGTTCCCGTGCGTGTTCTCTGCCATCTGGCTTACCTTTGGAGCCAGTCTTGCGGTAGGACAAGTCCATTGCCCTGCCGGTGGCATGGACGGACAGCGATTCTTTACCGCGTTTGTTGCGCACGACCCACGTGCCGTTGTTGTACAACGCACCGCCCGTGAGTTTGGCTACCTGTTTGACGAACTCTTCTGTGCCAGCCCGTTTGCCTGGGGCTGCTCCGTCGCTAGTGCCTGTGTATTTACGCTTCCGAGCCACGTCCGAAAGCCTGATCGTTCGGGTTGATCCAGCGCAGGACGGGCGGGATGAGGGCTGCGACGAACGCTTTGGCTAGGTCCATTGGTTCGTAGTCGAGGGTGGCGACTACGGCTACGACGGCTCCGAGTGCCGAGCGTAGGTAGGAGAGGCACATCTGCCATTGCTGGTGGGTGATGCCGACTTTGACGCTGGGCTTTGAGGTACGCTTCTTTGTCATGGTTGAAAGACTAGCACTTGGCGCAGGCGTATTTCTATGCCTGTTCGTGGGCGTGGGTGTAGTTTTGGCTGCTGGTTTGTTGTGGTTGTTGTCGCTGTGGGGTGACGACGAGTTGCCGCTCGATTAGTTTTCGTCGGCGGGGGCCGGTGCTACGAATACGTCGTTGATCGCATCATAAGTGTCACCGATACCTGCGTACTTACCACGAAAATTGGCGTTGTAAGAGGTTTGTTTCCATTGACCAACAAGCCCGATACTTGCAATAAACGCTTGACCAATCGGTTCACTTGTTGGGAAGTTTCCTCCACCGCAGTCATCGTTTGAAACCACGATTACCTCGCGGATGACGCCGTTTTCAACGTTTGCAAAATGCGCCATTATGCCACCACCAACGAACCCGAAGAAGTAAAAGTGTGATAGGTGTAACCGCTACCAGTTGAGGTCGTCCCGCCAGTAACAGAAAAACCTGCTTTTGCTCGGTCCGTTTCCAAATACCTGATAATCACTATTCCGCTACCGCCAGCCGCACCAGGATTAGTGCCAGCACCACCGCCGCCGCCGCCGCCACCACCTGAGTTCGCTGTGCCAGCCGTACCAGCCGCACTAGAGCCGCCAGCACCGCCACCACCAGAACCACCAGCACCACCCGTACCTCCACCGTTTGTCGTTGCGCCACCACCACCGCCTGCGTAATACAGCGTTCCACCGACATTCACACCTGTTGATGTGACCGTCGCCCAAGTGCTTGAAAACGACGATGAGCCAGCACCGCCAGCACCACCTGTCGTTGAAGTTCCGTTGCCACCAACAGCACCAGCGCCGCCGCCGCCGCCAGCACCATAGTACGGCGCACTTGTGCTACCCGTGCCGCCATCATTGCCCTGACCAAGAAACGCAGTTCCACCGCCAGCACCTACTACGGGATTGAGGCTTGCACCGCCACCAGAACCACCGTTTTGCCCACTGTGCGCCACAGCACTGATTTCACTATCAGCACCACCAGAACCGCCACCGATACCGATAACACCACCAAATCGTGACGGATTACCAGAAACACCTAAACCAGCGTTTGCGGCGGATGCGCCACCAGAACCACCAGCACCGACAGTCACCGTCACGGTTCCAACACCAACAAATGTTGAGCCGTTGTTCAAACCGCCAGCACCACCACCGCCACCGTAAGTCGCACCACCGCCGCCGCCAGCGATGACCAAATACTCAACAGGAATGACAGTTGGGCGGCCTGTTCTGCTTGTCCACGTCGCCACAGTTGTGCCAGAACGCAAACGTTCACCGTAACGCATCGCTACCCCTTACGCAATCTCGTTGACGTATCCGCCAATCATCACCACGTCAGCCGTCGCACAAAACGCACGCACAACCAACGCCGACGCATTACCTTGCACAACGAACCCAGGAACAATCAACACCAAACCCGACTCAGCAGTAATCGTCTGCTCAATCAAATCATCCGGCGAGGAAGTACCGCCAAACTCAATCGTCAACTTGCGGTCAGTCGAATCCGAGTTGACCGCATACAGCCACAACTCGTGAAAATGCGACGTGTTTGTCGGACCAGTATGAATCGTCGTCCCAGGTGTCGCCGTAGCAGCAACCTTGATAAGTTTCCCATCAGTCGAACCCGACAGGTGATTCTTAGTGAATGTAGCCATATGTCTCCTATGTTAGCCGAAGATTTGTACAGCGAGAATGTTCTGGTCGTTTTCCTCGGCTGGAAGCGCCGCCCACTTTAGCCCAGTCGCCTCACCCGAATCAGCCGTCAACACATAATCATTCGTACCGACCGCCAACGCAGCAACCGTCGTCCCATTGAACGCCACAAGGTCACCCTTCGCCGCATACCTCGACGCAAGGAAGTTCGCCTCATCAGCGTCATCCGCTGTGAACACCGGATAAATCGTCGCACCCGAAGCATGACTCTGAGCAGTCGTGTCATCCTGTGCGCGAGTAAGAGTCAACACCGACCCAGAAATAGTGGCGCTGCACTTCTCCTCGCTCGCAGTCCCAGGAGAGATAACAACAAAGAACGGCTCAGTACCAGTCGGCCAACCAGTCGTCGCCGCGAGCGTAGCCGACGTGTCACCAGACGCCAAAGCGTTAGTGATCGTCGTCTGGGCGGCTGCGCCCTTGTACTGTCTACGTGTTACTGCTGCCATCGGCTCATCATCTTACACTACGCATCACCACAATAGCCGTACCCTCAAAATCGTTCGTACGGTGGGCGTTCACCAACTGGGCTATCTGCATCTGCACGTTCTCCACCACCACAGCGAACGTCTCCTCATTCTCCTGATAGGTCACCACCCTGGGGGTTTCCACCAAATCCCGCAGATAGGCAAGCTCAGCGTCCACATCCTGCCAATACTCCCGCCCATTGATAGACAACTTGTGGTGCATGACAAGCGGCACCGAGAAGATTTGGGATCGCAGCGGGGCAGCATAAGCCCTAGCCATCCAACGGGTCAACGTCGGACCAGTCGTAGCACTAGCAGCACGGGTCAAAGTCACCTTGATTTCTGCCTCAAAAATCTTGTCCTCCAACCCGTCGAACGTTTTCTCTTTCACGTTCAAAGTTGAAAGGGTCGCAAAATCATGGAAGTCCCCACCGTCAGAAGCAACCGACATGGTGACAGAACCCGACAACGGCAAGCAACGAATGTCCAATTTGGGGATGAACTTGGCGTCCGGCACACCCCACCTGTAGATACCTGATCGCAGGTATCCGGAGGTGACAAGGTTCGTGGCGTGGGGCGTGTACACGCCAACCCCTGAGACGGTGAACAGTGGCTTGTTTTGGAACTCGTGAATTGCTTGCACCGTACCCTGCGTAGTCGCCATCAAATCGGATGCGTACGCAGGCTGGTTCGGGGAAATGAACACCGAGATGTCCATACGCCCGATACCTGTCGAAGTGGAATCGAAGTTGGTCCACGCGAAGTAGACGTACTTGCCGATACCAGCCATCGCCCCGACCGCAGCACCCGTCTCCACCAATGGTCCGACAGTGAGATTGCCGTCGGTGTCCGTTGAACAGAAACGGAACCCTGTATCCGTACCAAGAATGATGTAACCGAGATAGCCGTAAATGGAACGCACAATCTCACCGAGCGGCAGTTCAGCCGCAGCAGTCGGGATTTCAAGCGCCGTACCATCAGCCTGGATTTGCGTCTTGTAAATGATGCTCGTATTCCCTGCGT